GCCGGCATGCAGCCGACCCTGGGCTGGCCCACCGACCAGGCGACGAAGCCGATCCTGGTGGACGACTTGGCGGCGGCGATCTCGCAGGGCGTGGTGGTCATTCACTCGGCCGGCGTGGTAGATGAATGCATGACCTTCGTGACCACCGAGTCCGGCTCGCAGGAGGCGGAGCAGGGCAAGCACGATGACCGGGTGATGGCCTTGGGCATCGCCTGGCAGGCGCGCAAGCGGGCGGTGGCGCGAGCGACCACGCGGCGGCCGGAGGGGATGTGAAGGAGTGAGCGAAAGGGGCGGGGGCGACCAGTGGAAGCCGCGCCTGCTCAAGGCAGTCAGCCACGAGGGGCAACAGGTAGGCGGCTTCGGGAGGGTTCTGTTCGAGGTGACTTACAGCGACGGCCTGCCACTGGAGGTGCGAGTGGTCGAGCGCCATCCGCTCTACCGGCTCGACCGCGATTGCGCGATTGACAGCCGGCCAGCGGCAAGGTAGAGTCAAGGTCGAAAACCGAGCGCAGTAAGCTCGCTGGCATCATGCAGATGAGGCGGGCCTCGATCCCCCCAGCGGGGGCGAGGCCCGCCTTTGCTCTTGTGCGCCTTGGGCGCACTGAGGAGAGAGCCGATGGCACTCGACTTCAGCACGTACCCGCCGCGGGGGCACCAGGATCGCATCGCCGCTTATGAGCGGTTCGAGAAGCTCTTCCTGGGCCGGCACAAGGAGCTGTGGAACCTGCAGCCCGGCAAGTACCAGCTCCGCCGCTACATCGTCGCCAACTTCGCCGGGCTGATCTCCCGCCTGTCCGCCGACCTGCTCTTCGGGGAGCACCCGGACTTCCTCGCCCCGGAAGGCGACGAAGAGGGCCAGGGGGCGCTGGACGATCTGGTGGCCCGGAATGGGCTGCACCTCATGTGCTATGAGTCGGCTCTGGCCAACTCCTTCCGCGGCGACGCGGTGTTGAAGGTGCGCTGGGGCAAGCGCAGCCCGGCAGCCGAGGAGCCGGAGGCCATCATCGAGGAGGCGCCGGCCAGCATCTTCTTCCCCGAGGTGGACGAGGACGACGTGCGCCGGGTGGTGCGCGTCACGCTGGCCTGGCCGAAGCGGGACCCGACGAACCCGGGCCTGCTCTACCTGCGCACCGAGGAGCATGAGCCAGGGATCATTCGCCACCGCCTGATGAGGTTCAGCGGCGGCCGCGCGACCGAGCAGGTCGCGCTGGCCACGCTGGAGGCTTACCAGGGGCTGCCCGAGGAGGAGGAGACCGGCCTGGACCACATCCCGATCTTCCACGTCCCCAACTTCCGCTACGGCTCGCGCTTCTGGGGGATCAGCGACTATGAGGGCCTCGAGTCGCTCTTCGAGGCCACCAACAACCGCCTCTCCCAGATCGACGTCGTCCTCGACAAGCACGTGGCCCCGAAGATCATCCTGCCCCCCGGCTTCATCGACGAGGAGGGGAAGGTTCGCTTCGACCGCATGGAGGCAATCGAAATCGACCCGGGGACCAGTCCGCCGAGCTACATGACCTGGGAGGGCCAGCTCGCCGCCGCCTACCAGCAGGTGGACCGTCTGCTCGACCTGATGTTCGTCACCTCCGAGACCGCCCCCAGCGCCTTCGGCCTGGACAAGTTCGGCATCGCGGAGAGCGGGCGGGCGCTGCGCCTGCGGCTGGTGCGCACCCTGGCGAAGATCAACCGGAAGCGGCTCTACTACGACGCGGCGCTGAAGGCGGCGCTGCTGACCGCGCAGATGCTCGATGTGAGCCTCGGCTCAGGCAAGTACGAGCCGGCCGAGCCGACCATCCAGTGGGCCGATGGTCTGCCCGAGGACATGGTCGAGATGGTGGAGATCGAGAGCCAGCGCCTGGCGGCCGGCAACACCTCGGTGGAGTCCTCGATCCGGCGACTGGACGGCCCGGACGCGGTCGAGGCCGAGATGGCGCGCATCGCCGAGGAGACAGGGCAGGCGGTGGCGCTGACCGGTGGAGCGCGACGCAGGCCGGCCGGCATGCAGAGCAACCAGGGAGAGCACCCGGAGGAGGGCCAGGCGTGAGTGGCGCACGGGTCTTCCGCAGTCGGGGCGAGGAAGTCCGGGCCAGGATGGCGGCTGAAGAGGCGGCGCTGAAGGCCGCCTTCCGGGGCCGGCGGGGGCGCTGGTGGCGGCGGCTGCGGGACCTCGCCTATTTGGCCCCTGTGTGGCTCCGGGTGCGCCTGCTGCGGGCGGTCCGCAGCCACCCCCCGTCCCGAGGGGCCATCGCCCCACACAGCGCCACAGGCGCCGCCGTTCAGGGGCGCTAGGGGCGCGCCATGCCCCCTCCCATCGGCCGGCGGCGAATCGAGGAGTTCCGGCGGGCGTTCGGGAGCGAGATCGACTCGCTCGCCGCGCTCTACCGCAATGCCGCGGCGGAGATGATGGAGGTGCTGGGGGACGCTTCGGCCACCCTGTTCGCCCGGCAGCGCGCCATCGCCCACCTGCGCCAGTATCAGACCATCCTCGCCGATCTGCGGGACGAGGCGGCCGCCTGGATCGAGATGAACATCCCCCGCGCCTACCGCGTCGGCCTGGAGTTCGCCGACGAGGGGGCGCGGAACATCCGCAAGGCCGGCATCAACCTGGGCCGGCGGCAGCGGGAGGTGTTCTCGCAGGTCCACCGGGAGGCGGCGGCCGCTGTCGTCGAGGAGATGCTGCGCACTACCGACTTCGCGCTGGCGCAGATCGGGCGGCGCGCCAATGATGTGTTCCGGCGAGTCGGGGTCGAGGAGGTGGCCAAGGGCATCGCGGAGGGGAAGAGCCGCATCGAGGTGACTCGCCAGATCAAGGACCGGCTGCTCCGGGAGGGCCGGCCCTACTTCACCGACGCCCTGGGCCGGCAGTGGGACCTCGACCGCTACGGCGAGATGGTCGCCCGCACCACGACCCGCGAGGCCATGACGCAGGGGACGATCAACCGGCTCAGGGAACACGGCATTAGGCTGGTCCAGGCGAGCGCCCACAACGCGGCCGACTTCTGTCGCTACTATGAGAATGCCATCGTAAGCATTGGCCCGGAGCCGCACCCGGTCTACCCGCCCATCAGCGCCATCAACGGCGGGCCGCCTTTCCACCCCAACTGCGTGCACGTGCTGACCCCCTTTGTCGAGCGCCTGGCGACGCCGGAGGAGCTGGAGCGGGGCAAGATCGATCCCGACCTGCTGAACCGGTCGCCGGCCGAGTTGCAGCGGCGGTTCCGCAAGGAGTTTCCGGGGCGGGCCAGTGCCGCGGGAAAGCGGCAACTTGCGCGGGCAGCGCGCGTCGCCTCTGTCACACGGCGGGGACGGCCAACCGCGCGGGCGCGCGTGCCAGAGCCTGAGCTGCGCGCTCTGGAGACCGGCACCATCTTGCGGCGCACCTATAAGGGCCGCGAGTATGTAGCCGAGATTCTGCAGGGCGGCAGAGTCCTATCCGGTGATCAAGTCTATCGTTCGCTCACTGAGCTGGCCCGCGATATCACCGGCCAGCGGGCGATCAGCGGGCCGGCTTTCTTCGGCGTGGCGCAGCGGGGCAAGCGCACCGGAGAGGTGGTAGCCGCGGCCATCCCGAAGCCACGGCCAGCGAATATGCAGGAACTGGCCGGCCGGGTGGAGGAGGAACTCCAGAGCCTCGCGCGCACCACCGTGGGATGGAACAAGGTGGTGCGGCAGGCGCTCACATTCGCCCAGGGGGGGCACAAGGACTGGGACTGTGGCATAACGGTAGGGCGCAGCGTCTACGCCGAGGTGGAGCGCATGCTGCGCCACACGGAGGAATCCTGGGCCGCGCTGAGCAAGGATGCGAAGAAGAGGATGACGGATAAGTTCGCGACCCTGGTGCACGAGATGACCCACGCGGCCGGGGCCGAAGGGGCAATCAAGGTGGAGGACTACATGACCGAGACGCTAAAGTGGCTGGAGGAATCGCTGACTAGCGCCGCCTCCGAGGAGTTGGCACCGATGCTTTTCGCGCGCATAATGGGTTTCGACGCGGGCATGGCTAAGTACGACTTCGTCGGCGGGCCGAGCTATGATGATTTTCAGGCCTCGCTGGCGAAGGCGCTCGGAGGCCCAGAGGTGCGACCGAGCTACTCCGAGCCGATGAGGGACGTGGCCGCTGACCTTTACCTGAAGCTGGCCTATGAGACGCCGCGGCGACAAAGAATCCGGGAGCTGGCGCAACACATGGCCCGCGTGTATGGTAAATTGGGGATGACCGCCGCGGAGATCGAGGATGGGCTCGAGGATGGTGGCTGGGAGTTCGTCGAGAAGCTCCATGCTCGGGCTCGCGGAGTGGCCAGGTGAGAGGCCAGGACACCTACGAGAAGGCGATAGACGACTGCAGCCGGACCGGCGACTGGGGGTTTCGCGAGGATTTCGTCCGGGAGGCGAGCCGTGCGATTAGCCAGGCGAAGTCTCCCCGGGCGGCCTGGCAAACCTTGTGGCGGTACCACCGACTCTGCCGCAGGCCCATGGAGCGGGCCATGATCCTGCGCCAGGGCGAGATGATCCACATGTGGGAGACCGCGAGTTGGGCGCCTTGACTTGGCTCCGGGGGAGAGGGACAATGACCAAGCCGATAGACGAGTGGCAATACCGACCGGAGGACCGCGGATGATCAGCCTCGTGGATGCGCTCGCCGGGCTGGACGCGGAGCAGCGCGCCCACATCTGCCACGTGGTCCTCGAGCGCGTGCCGGAGAGCGGCGAGTACCAGCTGCGGATCACCGATGCACGCTGGATCGCGGAGCCGGAGGGGGGCGCCGAGCCAGAGCAGATCAGGGATGGGGTGCAACTGCTGGAGTGGACGCGCTACCCCGACGTGGTGATCCCTCTCGGGCCGGCAAGCCCCGAGGAGATCGAGGACGCGATCCGCGATCTCAACCGCTCGCGGCTGCTGGGCCAGGGCGATCTGGAGGCGGCGCGCTTCGATGCCAACGACCCCGGGCATCCCCTCGCCCCGCAGTACCCGCAGTGGCACATCGTGCCTCCGCACTACCGCGGGGCGCGCTACCGCGAGCGGCTGCGCGCGCGGCACGCGATGGAGGAGGAGTCGCCGGGGGGCGCGGCGTAGTAGGGTGGTTGACAGCGGCGCCATCCGTGGTATAGACTAGCCGGGACAACCAAGTCGCGCCCCGCTGGCATCGCGCAGATGAGGCGGGCTTCCCAGGACCGACGCGAGAGCGAAGGCCGTGGGGAGCCCGCTTCTTTGTTTTGCGGGGAAGGCGACGGGCTGATGCACCGGAGGCGCACAAGTGCCGGTCCGCAGGGTCAGAGGCGGCTATCGCTGGGGCGGCCACGGCAAGGTCTACCCTACCAGGGAGCAGGCCGAGGCCCAGGGCGCGGCCGCCTATGCCCGCGGATATCGGGAGCGCAGGGCGCAGCCTGTCCGCAGGGCCGGCCGCCGCTTCAGGGCGGGCCGGAGGCCGGGGAGGTGACACACAGTGGCAATCGAGATCGACAACGCGACCATCTCTGATCGGGCCTGGGGCGACGTGGACAAGGAGGCTTTGGCGCGCCGGCTCCAGGAGTCGGGTAGCGAGGCCGCCATCCGCGAGGCCTTCGCCTACGTCCCCAACCTGGAGAATCGCAGCCAGTGGGGCGGGCCGCACCATGAGCTGCGCGGCGACACCCTGGTGGTGAATCGCAACGGCGTGCACGCGCTGGCAGCCGCGCTGTCCGGCGCAAGGGGCGGCGTGAAGTGGCCCCGCTCGGCGCGGGTGGCTGCGCTGGCGCATGTGCGCAAACACTACCGCGCAATGGAGGAAGAGCCGCCGGAAGGCATGAGTGCCGACTGACGGCTTCGCATACTCGCCCGCCGGAGCGATATCCGGCAGTCTCGCCGCGGGGCGTAAAACCGGAGGGAGATCATGGGAGACAGCGACCAGCAGAACCAGACTCAGGGCCAGAGCGACGCGACCCGGGGAGCGGCAGGCGATCAGACTCCCGCGGGCGGACAGAGCGCGGCCCAGCAGACCGCCGACGCCCAGACTCAAACGCAAACGCCGGCGACACAGGCGAAGGGCGTCGCGCTGAAGCTGAGCCAGGAGCAGATTGACCGCCTGCTCAAGGACGGCACCCTGGAACTGGATGACGAGCACTTCACCGGCGCGGTGAAGGAGCGCATCGCGCAGTTGACCGCCCGGGCGAAGGCGGCCGAGCGGCGACTCTCGGAGATCGCCGCCGCTAGGGAGGCGGAAGAGCGCAAGGCCCTGGAGGAGCAGGAGCGCTTCAAGGAGCTCTACGAGCAGGAGCGCCAGGCGCGCGAGAAGGAGCGCCAGGCCCGCACCGAGGAGGCGGTCCGCTCCCGGTTCCTGCTCGCCGCAGCCAAGGCCGGAGTCGTGGACCCAGAGGCCGCTTATCTGCTGGCGAAGGCCCTGCCAGTATGGGAGGCCGTCCAGGTCACCGACGAGGGCGCGGTCTCGGGGATCGACGACGCGCTCAAGACGCTGGTCGAGGAGAAGCCCTACCTGATCTCCCGCGAGACGAAGCCGCAGAGTGTGGGCGCGCCGAGCAATCCGTCTCAGCAGCCCACGCCTGCACCAAAGTCACTCGCCGAGGCGGGCGATGAGCTGGAGCGCAGGCTGCGCACCGGCATCTGACCTCCTCGGCAGCGAGGAGTAGGGAATGGCTGCAACCACCACCACGCTGGCGAATCTGATCGTCCAGCTGTACAAGGGCCCATGGGTTGAGGCCCTGTTCACCAACACGTTCCTGCTCACCCGCATCCAGCAGAAGCAGGGGGGCGGGGACGGCATTCGCTGGCCGGTGCGCTACGCCGGCAACACCTCCGCCGGCTCCTACGGGGAGACCGACACCGGGGTGGGCGCGGGCAACCAGGCCTTCAAGAAGGCCTACCTCGACTGGCGGCTCAACAAGGTCGAGATCGAGGTTTCCGGGCTGGCCCAGTCGGTGGGCGATTCGGGCGGCATGGTCGTTCCCGCGCTGCGCACCGAGCTGGACATGGGTCTGCTTGATCTCCGCGCGAAGATCAACGACCAGATCATGTCCGACGGCACCGGCAACTCCGGCAAGGACATCACCGGGCTGTTCGCGGCAATCGCCGACACCGGCACCTACGCCGGCCTGGATCGCTCCACCTACACCTGGTGGAAGTCCTACGTGAACGCCAACGGCGGCACCTCGCGCAACCTCACCGAGGACCTGATGCGGGATGTGAAGACGACGGTCGAGAACCGCGGCGGGCGAGTGACCGCGATCTACACCTCCTCGAAGCACTGGTATCAGTACGGGGACCTGCTGCGCGCCGAGCGCCGCCAGCAGGCCCCGACCACGCTCACCGGCGGATATCAGGCGCTGGACTTCGAGGGAGTCCCCCTGATCAAGGTGCCCGGCTACCCTAACGGCCGCATGGACTTCGTGGACGAGGAGCTGCTCGAGTACGTGGTGCTCAAGGACTTCGAAGTCAAGCCGATGGCGAAGACCAAGGACTCCGATCTGCTGTGGATCACCCATTACTCGCAGCTGGTCTGCAGGAACCCCTACCGCATGGGGAGCCTGAAGGACCTGGCGTAGCGGCGGAGGTGAGGCATGGCTGTCGCTAATCAGCAGACCACCCTCCCGGAGTACTGTCCCATCTACCGGCGCGCCGGCACAGGGAACGCCTATGCCCTGCGCGCCCGGGTGACCGCGGCGGAGGTGAACGCTGGCAAGACGCTGGTGGCCCCTCCGGCTGGTCGTTCACTGCGGATGATTGACTGCATACTGATCGCGGTTGGTGGCAACGCCGCCGGCGCAACCACAGTGGACATCGTGAGTGGCACCAGCAAGCTGGTGGCCGCCGCCATTGCGGGCCTGACGCGCTCATCGGTGGTGCGAGCCGGCGACACTAGCGCTGCAGTGTTGACCGACGGGGCATCGTTTGCCACGCTTGCCAGCGGAGCGACCATTGGCATCGCCAAGACCGGCAACGACCTGACGGGCGCGACACATATCGATGTGCTGCTGACCTATGCCATCGAGTAAGAGAATCGAGGGGCCGGCGCAGGCCGGCCCCTGCATAACTCTCGGAGGTGAACATGCGAAGAGAACCTGAAGAGGCATCCGCCCCAGGCGAGGCTGCCGCTGCTGTCGAGGAAGCGCCGAAGGCGGCGGTCGAGCCGTCCGCCGCGCGCAGCGCCGGCCCCAGGCTCACCGACCTGATGGCCATGGAGGAGCCGGCGCGCACTGACGCCCTGGAGAAGGCGGTGCAGTCTGGAGCCTCTTTCCGGCTGCGCAGCAAGTCAGGCGAGGAAGTGCGCTGTCTCTACGGCGAGCACGCGCTGACGGTGACGGGCGAGCCCAAGGAGTTCATGGCGGCCCACGCGATCCACCTGCTGTGGACGGCGCCGAATGCGGTCGAGGAGGTCTGAGCGGCGGTCTCTGGGGCGGGAAACCAGACTCTCCGGGCAATCCAGAAGCTGCCGCAGGGAGTCTCTGGGCCACAGCAACTGACCAAACTGACCAACCCGACCAGACCGATAGGCGCGAATGAGGCCTTGAGCGATGGCGATTGACGCGACGGTAGGAGGGGAGACCAGCAACAGCTACGTCACGCTGGAGGAGGCGGAGGCCTACTTCGCCGACCGGCTGCGCGCCGACGCGTGGGCGGGCGCCTCGGAGGCTGATCGGGAGAAGGCGCTGCTGCAGGCCTGTCGCCACATCGAGCGCGGTCGGCCGCTGGTGAATCGCCGGCCCTACGGCTATCCCACCGTGCCGGCCGAGAGCCTGGCCTACGACTCGCTGGCCCCGTCCAATCCCAATCAGGCGCTGTCGTTTCCTCGCAAGAAGGACAAGGACAGCGGCGGTGACTACGCCATCCCGCAGCCGGTGAAGGACGCGCAGTGCGAGGAGGCGCTGGCGCTGCTGGCGCGAGGGGCTGAGCAGGAGCGCCGCGCGGCCCTGCAGGCGGCCGGCGTGACTTCCTTCTCGGTGGACGGACTAAGCGAGACCTACGCGGCCGGCGCAAGTCAGCATCCGCTGCTGAGCGCCGAGGCCAGGGCGCTGCTCGCGCCCTACCTGCGTCGGGGCGGCGTGATCGCCACCTCCGACATGCCAGATGGCGAGTGGTCGCCGGGGAGCGCCTCGTGATCAACGACTACCTGGCCCAGAGCCTCTGGCGCAAGCCGAGGACGGGCACGGATGGCTACGGCCAGCCAAGCTTCGGCTCGGCAGTTCAGACCAAAGGCCGCTGGCTCGAGAAGCGCCGGCTGGTGCGCAACGCCGAGGGAGAGCAGGTGGTCTCGGAGGTGACCGTGACGCTGGCGCCGGATGAGGAGGTCGCGGTTGGAGATCAGCTCTCCTCGGACGGATCGACCTACCTGACTGTGATTGCCGTCTCGGTCTCCCGCGGGCTGGCAGGAGACGCGCTGACAAGGAGGGCGTACCTATGAGCCTATTGTCGGAGTGGATCGAGAAGCGATTCCGCCGCCGTGCCCGCGAGTGGCTGCTGGACGCGGCCACGTCGCAGGCGATCCTTACCGCGCCGCCGGTGCAGGAGTGGCTCGCCACGCAGTCGGCGCGGAGTCGGGCCGCGGTGATCGAGGCTTTGCCGAGGATACTGGCCGCGATAGCGGACAACTGGTTCGGAGGATGACGAGATGAACTGGCGATTGACGCTGACGAAGGGGCTTGTGGTTGGCGCGCTCGCCGCGCTAGGCGTCTGGCTGGGGGATGTCCAGTCAGTGTCCGCCTGGTGGGCGGGCCTGGCGGTGCTAGGCATCGAAGCCGTGCGCGACCTGATCAAGGCGCGCTTCGGGAGCTTCGCCCCCAGCGGATGATCTCATGCCCGCCATCCGCCGCCAGGCATACGGCAAGTTCGGGGTCGCCTTCAGCGGGCTGGAGGAGCTCTCGCGCCACCTCGCCCGCGACGGCGAGGCGTGGCAGCGCGTGCAGCAGGCCGCAGTGCGTGGCATGATCGAGAACACTGAGGACTTGCTGGGCCGCGCCATGCGGGACGCGCCGGTTGACGAAGGGACGCTGCGGGCAAGCGGCCACGCGGAGGTCTTCGCGAACGGCAGAGCAGTCGCTCGCCGCGGCTTCCGCGAGGTCGCCGGCCAGCCGGAGGCTCCGAAGATGGTGGAGCGCAAGGTGGTCGAGGGCGGCCTCGGCGACGCGGTGGTGGGCGAGGTCGGGTTCAACACTCCCTACGCGCTCGTGCAGCATGAGCGCCTGGACTTCAATCATCCCAAGGGCGGGAAGGCCAAGTACCTTGAGGCCAACCTCGAGCAGCAGGCCGACCGTTACCAGGGCAACCTGGAGGACCACTTGCGAGGGGCGCTTGCATGAGCCTGCTCGTCGACCAACTCGCAGCTTATCTGGCGACTCAGGGCGAGGGAGCGGTAGGGACTGATCTGTTCAAGCTCCACCGGCCCCCCTCTCCGCTGGCCTGTGTGAGCCTGCACGCCACCGGCGGCTATCCGCCTGACGCCTACACCGAGCGGGAGCGGCCGACGGTGATGTTGTTCGCACGGGCCGCCACGCCAGACGCCGCGCTGCGGAAGGCCTACAGCCTCTACGGCAAGCTGCACGGCAGGCAGAATGTGGACCTGGGCGGAGGCCTCTGGGCTCTGACCATCGAGGCGGTTGCGAGTCCGGCCTACATAGGCACGGAGCAGGCGGCGAATGCGACCGCGCACCTCGCATCTATCAACATCGCCCTCGATCTGAGGACCGCGTCCACGCCATAGGCGGGCAGGCCTCATGAGCGCGGGCAACTGGAGGAACTGACGTGGCAACGATCACAGACGTGAAGCCTTCCTACGGGAAGGTGGGCGAGAACATCACCATCATCGGCACCGGGTTCTCGGATTCGCCGAGCAAGAGCGTGGTGTTCAAGCGCAAGCACGGCGATGCGACCTGGGACGTGGTCGACGCGGCCAACGTCACCTACGTCTCGGCCACCGAGCTGACCGTGGCGCTCGCGGCCGGCGACTCATGGGACGCGGGCATGAACGACATCGGCGTCTCGGACAGCGGGGAGAGCACCCCTGACGGCAGCATCGCCCAGGCGCTCTTCTTCTACGTGGCCGGGGTGTCCGACCCCGACGCGGTGATCAAGGGCGCGCCGGAGGCGATCTATATCGAGGGCCGCTACATGGGCCACTCCCACGGCGGCCTCGACATCGACCACGAAGTCGAGACCTCCGACATCGAGACCGACCAGTCGCTGGTGCCGGTGCGCACGGTGAAGGTCGGTGAGACCTACTCCCTGTCGGTCCCGCTGGCTGAGGTGACTCTGGAGAACCTCAAGGACGTCTGGGGCATCTCGGCCAACATCGAGGAGCTCGACGAGGACCGGCGGCGGCTCACCTTCGGCGGCGACACGGCGATCACCGAGAAGTCGGTGATGCTCGTGCTGCCGGCCGGCAGCGGGAAGAAGTGGGCGGTCACCTTCTACCGCTGCGCGATCGTCGCGCCGGGGACGCTCTCCTGGAACCGCGACGACCAGGTCGACCTGCCGCTCAAGATCACGATCCTGGCCGACACCAGTCGGTCGGTGGGCGACCAAGTCGGACGCGTCGAGGAGTACGCCGCCTAGCGCGGCGAGAGATTCGGGAGGGGGCCGGCTGGCCTCTCGCAGGCGGCTCAGTCTTAGCATGGGGCCGGCCGCCCCCGCCCGCGGGAGGAGAGCGAGATGGAGCAGGGCCAAGGCCCGGTCCCCGGCCAGGTCATCATGCCGCAGGAACGCCGCTTCCTGGTGGGCGAGCGCGAGATCGTGGTGCGCCCTCTGGTGATCGGCGATTACGAGCGAGTGGCCGCCGACCTGGGGGCCATCACGCAGCGGATCATCAAGGAGCACCCGGAGATCGAACTCACCCGGCTCGATGAGCACCTGGAGGCGCTCTTGCCCATCATCGCCGAGTGGCTGGGGCGCATTCTGGAGCGGCTCTTCGGGGTGGAGGAGAGCTACCTCAAGGAGCACCTGACGCTGGCGCAGGCGACGGAGATCGTGGCCGCCGCGCTGGAGATCAACCAACTGCCGGTGATTCGGGGAAACTTGCAGCGCGCCCTCCAGATCGCGAGAGCCAGGACCTCCTGAGCTTCGGCTGGGCGGGCGCGTTCGACTTGCTGCAGAGCGAGTATGGATGGACGCACGACTACATTCTCTGGCACGTGACTCCGGCGCAGGCGCTAGTGTGGGCCGAGTGCATCCGGCGCCGGCGGGCCTTTCGGCTGGCGGAGCAGGCCGAGCTGAGCTACCTGGCTGTAGCCGCCGGGCAGGGCGGGAAGAAGGCCTTTCAGGCGCTGCGGTCGGCGGTGAGGAATCTGCGGAGAGACGCGGGCGTGGAACGGCCGCCCGACCCCGAGGAGCTGATCCGCTCGCTCGGCTTGACTGATCGGAGAGGACGATGACGGTCGGCGCAATCGTTGCCCAACTGCGGCTCGACCTGACCAACTTCCGCGAGGGGCTGGTCCGGGCCAACTCGCTGCTGGAGCAGTACAGCGCGCAGGCCTCCCACGCCGCCGCCGTGCTGGGCGGCCTGGCCGCGGCGGCGGCCGGCGGGGCAGTGATGGCGGTCAAGATGGCGAGCGAGATGCAGTCCGCCCTGACCGCCATGAACAAGGTGCTCAAATTGACGGACGCCGACCTGGAAAGCGTGACGGAGCAGCTCCAAGCGCTGGCGCGGGCCACGGGCATTCAGACTGAAGTGCTCGCCCAGGCGCTCGCCAACATCGGAAAAGCTGGCGTGACCGGGGCCGACGGCATGCGGGTGCTGGAGTCGGCCACCAGGGCGGCGGTGGCGGGAGGGGCGGACTTGGCCACCGTCGCCGACTCCCTAGTCTCCATCCTGCGCGGCTACAACCTCAGTGCCGCCGAGTCCGGCAAGGTCACCGACACCCTGTACACGGCCAGCCTGAAGGGCCGCATGACATTCCAGGAACTCATGGCCTCAATCAAGGGCATGGTTCCCATCGCCTCCCAGCTCGGAGTCGGCTACGACCAGCTGGCCGCCGCGCTCGCCACGATGACCACGGTGGGCTATGACGCCGAGAACAGCCTGATGGGCATGAACATGGTAATGGTGAAGCTCACCAACCCCACCGCACAACTCAAGGCGGCGCTGAAGGCGGCCGGCTACGAATCCGGGCAGGCGCTGATTCAGGCGAGGGGGCTGGCGGGAGCCATCCAGTTCATCACCGAAGCCGCGGGGGATGACGAGCAAGCGATGATCCAGATGGCGGGCGGCGCACGGGCCTTCAAGGCAGTGGCGGCGCTGGCCGCGAACGACGGGGCGCTCTTCGCCCAGAAGTTGCAGGAGATCTCCCAGTCGGCCGGCTCGGTGGAAGATGCCTTCGCGCGGACCGCGAAGACATTCCGCATGCAGTGGTCGCAGCTCCTCGTCACTCTCAAGCAAGTAGGAGAGGAGGTGGGTAATCTCCTGCTCCCTGCGTTCACCACCCTGGTCGGAGTAATGTGGACGGTGGGAGCGGGGGTAAAGGCTGTAGCGGACGCGGTGCCGATCCTGCGTGCGGTGGCAGTGGCCGCAGTTGGGGTCGCCGCGGCTCTGTCCGGGCTAACTGCAGCCTTCATTGTCTACAATACCCAGGTCAAAGCCTCCATTCCGGCGATGCTGGGGCTGGTCTCGGCGATGCGCCAGACGATGGGCGCAGTGGCAATGAGTCAGGTGCAGCTTTCTATGGCGGCCACCGGCATGGCCAGAGTAGGTGTGGCCGCAAAGGGTATGTGGGCGACGCTGCAAGCCCCGTCACCTGCGACTCTGGGCTACGCAGCCATCATCGCGGCCATCTACGCATTTACCGCGGCGCTGGTCAAGGCCACCGACGAGAGCGAGCGTCTCGATAAGCAGCTGATGGAACTCTACCGGCGCGCCGAGCAGGCCAAGGCCGCGCTTCCGGTCGACGTCCTCAACAACCTTCGGCCCAGCCAGGCGCAGTTCTTCTTCTCCAGCTTGAGGGAGGCGTTTGGGCTGAAAGCCATTGACCAAGTAGAGATGTGGCGGGAGCAGGTGGCAATGGCCGCCGGCGAGGTGGAGGGCGCCGAGCGCCGCCATCGAGAGGCACTCCAGGCCACTGCCGAACTGCAGAAGAAGGTGAGGGAGTCCCAGCGGACGGCGCTCCAGAACCGCTTGGACGAGATCGAAACGGAGCGCCGGGCGCTCATCGCGAAGACCCACGATGAGCAGCTCGCCAACGAGTGGGCGCAGCATGAGCGAGCGAGGGCTTATGGAGAGGCGAATGCCGAGATGCTCAAGCTGGAGGCCCAGCTGCTCGAGGCCCAGGGCAAGACCCACGAGGCGCGGCTGAAGGCAATCGACGCTGAGGTCGAGGAGTGGCGGCAGCAGAATGAACAGAAGTACGGCGCGGAGAGGGCGGCGGAAGAGGCGGCGAAGCTCCTGCACGCCAGGAGAATGCAGCTGGACAAGGAGGAAGCAGAGGAGCGTGCGCGGGCCTTTGAGGAGAGCGCGAAGGAGATCGTCTCCAGCTGGCAGGATGCGGCGCAGACGATGCGTGAGGCTAATCAGCTTTCCACCTCCGAGTATCTCGATCAGCTGCGTCGCATCCTTGATCTCATGCGCCAGGTTGATGCCGCTCGCACAGCGGCCGGCCAGGCGGCAGTCTTCACCCAGGATGAACTCCGCGTCGCCCAGACTATCTTCGCTGAGCGCACGCGCATGCAGACCGAGCTGGAGGCGGGCGAGAAGCGGCTGGCTGAGGAGCGCAAAGAATGGGCGGCGGAGGAGCTGGCCGAGCGCAAGCGGCTAAGTGACTACGAGCTTTCCCTGATCGACCTCACCTTCCAGCACCGCCGCGATCTGGCGCAGTTGAGCGGCCAGGAAGACGAGCAGACGATGGCCCGGATTGCGGCAGATGAACTGGCCGCGCTGCAACAGCGGCGGACAGAGGAGAAGCTTTCCGCACAGGAGCGACTAGACTCACTGGAGCGGGAGCGCCGGCTTATCCTGGAGATGGCGCGGGGCGGAGAGATGCCCGAGCCGGCAGCCAGGGCGGCGCTGCAGTCCACCTTCGAAGCGATGCAGCAGGCGAAGGAGGAACTCGCCGCCCAGGACCGGGCAGCCTTTGAGGAGCGCCGCAAGCAGCACGAGGAGACGCTCAAGCAGATCGATACTGAGCAGAGGACGCTGCGTGATCAACTCAGCGAGACGGGCGGCCGCATCACGCAGGTGGCCCAGAGCGTCTTCGATACGATCGAGAGGCGCATCCGGGCGCTCGGCAACATCAGGCTCGAGCCGGCCCTGGCGGGTGGAGGGTTGCCCGGACCGGGTCAGGCAGGCCGCGTGTTCAACTTCTACCTGGGTGAGCGGAAGGTCGGCGGGACTGCCGATATCTGGCGCATCGCCGACCAGTTGGCGGAGGTGCTCGAACGCGAGGCGACCCACTCTAGGGACTGAGACCACAATGCCCAGCACATGTTATCTCAGCGAACTGGACGGCAGCGACGAGACCTACCTGACCGAGGACCCGTCCGAATACGACGATGGGGCGCTGGAGCGGCGGCAGTCTTCGCACGCCGTGGCGGATGGCCGCGTGTGGCAGGACTTCGGCGTGGCGACCACCGACCGGACGATCCAGGTGCGGGCCGATTATGTGTCGGGCACGGTGTTGACCAAGCTGCGGAACAAGTTCGAGCAGACAGGCAAGGTCTGGCTCTGGCATGACCACAAGGGGAATGACTACCACGTCTTCTTCCGCAGCCTGCGCGCGACCCGCATCCGGGGCAATGACGCGTATCAGATCGAGATGATGCTCGATGCGATCCAGGCCATCGTCTGAGAGGAGCACGAGATGGCGAAGGCGGTCAGCCGGTACGAGAGCGATGGCAGCACCCCTGCACAGGCGAGCTACGACGAGGGGTCGGTGCAAGACGGCAGCTCCACCGCCCCGCGGCGCATCTGGTGGAAGAACGCCTCCACCGAGAGCGAGACTCTGGATGGCTGCAAGTTCCAGATCGAGCCCGTGGGCGAGAATGACGGGGCCGACTACTTGCAGATCGCGCCGGATGTGCCGGTGGAGCCGCCCGGCCAGCCCAGCTCCGCGCTGACCACCGGGATCGCCCTGGAGATCGGCTACTACGAGCACGCCATCACCTTCGTTACCGCCAACGGCGAGACGCCGGCGGGGACGCGGCGCGGCATCACTACGACTTCGGGCAATCAGAAGGTCGAGCTCAGCAGCATCCCGACGGGGCCGAGCGGAGTCACCAAGCGCCGCGTGTATCGCACCGCGGTCGGCGGCGGCGCGCTGAAGTTCGTGGCGGAGATCCCGGATAACACCACCACCACCTACCTCGATCAGATCCCCGACGCGAGCCTGGGCGCGGCCCCGCCCACCCTCAACACCTCCGGCGCGCCCGGCACCTGGACGGTCAGCGACATCACCATCGGTGACCTCAGCGCCGGCGCGTACGCGGCCTGCTGGATGCGCTACAACGTGCCGGCCGGCACGAGCCAGGTGGGCAACCCCCGCCGCGGTTATGTGAGCTTCAAGGAGACCGGAGCCTGATGCTCACCAACTCCCAGGAGCTTCAGGTCGACGTCATTCAGCGGGTGGTGGACCGCCAACTGCTGCAGGCGGCGGTCTACGCCCACCGGGTGACGGACAGCCAGGAGCTGCAGGCGACGGTCCGTCCTCTCATGTCGGACTCGGTGCAGCTCCGCGCCACCATAATCAACCAGGCGCTGGCGGCCGGCTCGGCCGAGCGGGTGCTGGCGCCGGAGATCGAGATCACTTTTGTCTAGGAGGCAGCAGCGATGACAGCAACGCTTGAGCAAGCCAAGTGGAAGTGCCGCACCACGGTGCGGAAGTTCGAGGCGGACGTGGACGAATACATCGCCCGCTACGGCGAGGAGGAAGGCCTGCGGCGCTTCTACGCCGAGCACGCCCCCGTCGAGGAGATGGTGCGCGAGGGCAACGTCCTGCTCCGGGTGGGCATCGAGGCCATCTGGAAGCTGGTGTCGGGGCAGTCGGCCACCGCCTACAGCAACGCGAACGCGCGGCTGGGGGTGGGCAATGACAACACCGCCGCGCAGGACACCGACACCGACCTGCTGGGCGCGAGCACCGCGTGGAAGGGCATGGAGGCCGGCTATCCCATCGTCGGCGCGCTGTCGGAGAAGAAGATCACCTTCCGCTCCATCTTCGGCCCCACCGAGGGCAACTTCGCCTGGCTGGAATGGGCCGTGGATAATGGGGCCACCGCCCACAAGCTCCTCAACCGCAAGGTCGAGAACCTGGGCACCAAGTCGTCTGGGAGCTGGCAGCTCACCGTCGAGATCAGCCTGAGCTGACGGAGGCCGCCCAGTGGCTTCCGAGACTCTGCTCCAGCCCGGCGCGGCTGGCAAAGATGCCGAGATACGCGAGGCGTCGCCCGGTGCGAACTACGGGTCGGCCACCACGATGTACATCAACCGCGCCACCACCGCGGCGCGGTACCGCTCGCTGATCCAGTGGGATCTTTCGGGCCTCGGCGTCACCCAGGGCAGCCAAGTCGCCTTCGCCAAGATGCTGCTGCATCCGGCGCAAGCGCCGACTGGCGCCTTCCCCGCCACCGCGCAGGCCAAGCGGCTCACCGCCTCCTGGGTCGAGGCAGAGGTCACCTGGAATAGCCGCCAGAGCGGGGTGGGCTGGAGCAGCCCCGGGGGCGACTTCGACGCCGCCACCATTGACTCCCAGGACATCAACACTGGGGTCCGGACCGACGCCCACTGCTGGTTCTCCTTCGGTCTTACTCAGCTCCTGCGCGATTGGCTGGATGGCGTCTACAGCAACTACGGCCTGCTCCTAAAGCTCGACCAGGATCAGGCCGCGGACACCACCGCTGGCTTCCGCACCTCAGATTATGCGACCGCCAGCGAGCGGCCCATACTCTGGGTCGAGAACAAGTCCAGCCCGATGAACCTGGTCCCCGCGGAACCCGGCTACTACCAGCAGTGGCAGCCGCCGGCCTCCGGCAACGGCATGTCACACTATGAGGCAGTGTGTCTGCCGCCGAATCTTGGCGCGGGGGTTGAGCCTCTCGATGACCTCAACCGGAGCATCTCTTCTGGCGCCGCCCAGTACATCGAGAGCTTTGTCACCAGCGGCGGGGTGCCTGACTCGGCCAGCATCAGCTCGGTCAAGGTAGTCGCCAGGGTGCGCCGGTATGCCAGTAGCGGCAACACTGTCGGCCAGCTCGGCGTCCGCGTGGGTGGAGCCGATTACTGGGACGCCACTGGCTTCGAGGAGGCCAACGGCGTCTGGACCGAGGTGGCGCGGGAGTGGACCCTCAACCCGGCCACCGGGCAGCCCTGGACGGCGGCCGAAGTCAACGCACTGGAGCCGCTGATCAAGCGCACCGGCGGCACCGTCTCCTGCCGCATGTGCCGGATGTATGTCCAGGTGACCTTCACCGACGTGACTGCGAAGTCCAGCAGCGACAGCGGCCAGGGAGCCGACGCCTGCGTCAATGCAGGCGAGGTCACTGTCAAGAGCGGCTCAGACTCCGCGGCCGCGGATAAGGAGCGGGCCGGCTACTACACGCTGGAGCGGGCCTTGTTCGCCCCGGAGGCGCCACCCGGGCCTTCCTGGGTCTGGGTCTTCCATCCCGGCATCGAGGCCTTCTACACCCAGCAGCAGGGCGGGGCCGCCGCGGATGCGCCTGGGCAAGTCGCGCACAATCAGCTCGCCGCCTCCGATTCCGGGGCGCTCGCCGACCAGAAGACCGAGCCGCCAGTCGTCGAGCATCTGCGCCAGGAGCCAGGGGCCGCCGTTGACCTGGCCGCCCTCTGGTACGAGATCGCGCTCACCGACTCCAACGCCTCGGCCGACGACCAGGCGGTGCTGGAGATAAACCCGGTCGCGGGAAGTGATTCGGGAGCGGGCGCTGACTCGGCCCAGACGCCAGTCGGCTACTACGAGGGGGCCGACTCTGCGACCGCGGGGGATGCCGGGGCCGGGCTGTCGGCGGCGCTGAGCGAGATCGCCGACGCGGCGACCACACTCGAGACCGCCCAGCGGATCGCGATCCTCTCCCGCCACATCATGGAGTGCAGCATCGAGTCCTCGCTGGACGCACTGGCCGACGCCTTCGACCTGACTCTGGTCGAGTCCGACCTCAGTGACCCCCTCGCACCGAAGGCGCAGGCCTGGCGCACTCTAGACGAGGGCGACCTGGTGCAGGTGCGGCTCGGCCTCGCCGGCCTGGGGCTCGACGACTATGGGGTTTTCCGCATCGACGGCGCCGCGGTCCGCCTCTCCGAGCGGCAGATTATCACCGAACTTCACGGCCGCGACATGGCGGCGCTGCTGATCGAGGAGCGGGGGCGGGACCTCGGCGGGTTCCGGTTCGGCAGCTACCCCGAGCAGGACCAGACCGAGGCGACGAGGGTGACGTGCAGGACCGCCGCTGCGCGCCTGGCCGCCCGCGTGGGGCTGGGCCTGGTGTGGGACGCTCCGAACTACCCGCTCAAGGAGTTCACGGTCCGGCCGGACGAGTCGCTGAGCAGCGCGCTGAACAGACTCCTGGGGCCATTGCAGGTGAGCCGCCGCTATCGGACCGACGCCTGGGTGGGCGGTGATAACCTGGTGGTCCGCCGCCGCGGCAACGGCCCGGTGCTGGGCGCACTCGACTGTCGCCAGGGACTGATCCGCAGCATCTCCCGCGAGCGACAGCCCACGGTGGGTGAGGTGGACGTGTGGGGCGGGACGGAGGTGGTGCGGACCACCTACATGCCGGAGGAGCGCCGCGAGGAGAAGGGGCCGGATGATCGCCAGAGCGCGGTCGAGATCGAGGACGACGGCTCCGGCCACCGCGTAGTGCGCACCTACCTTCAGCAGCCCGATGGGACCTGGGCGCAGACCCAGGAGGAAGTCGAGGACCAGGACTTCGAGGAGGTCTGGGACGCCGGCCGCTGGATTGGCCGTGTGCTCATAGAATCCCGCACCACCACCACCAGCAACATGCACCTCGCAAGCCGCAAGACGGAGCGGCGCACCGCGAGGATGACCTACGACGAGCAGTGGCGTCTGATCCGTCGGGAGGAGTCGCTGCACGAGTACGACGCCGCGGCCAACGAGTTCAAGCTGAAGGCGAGGAGCCTCATCCGATTCGAGCAGATCACGCCCACCGACGTGCGCACCACCACCACCGAGTGGAGCGTGGTAGGGGGTGAACTGAAGGTGAAGAGGGGCTACCCGACGCGCGTCGAGCAGCCAGGGACGCTGCAATCGGCGCTGCACGTGGGCTACTTACCCGACCATGCCTGGGACGAGAGAGAGGACGGGCATCAGCCAGCGCAGACGCGCAAGGTTGAGGAGACCAGGCAGTATCACGGCCGCGCCACCGGCACCATTGGCGGCATCCCCCGCGAGCACTCCGACGCGAATCTGATGAGCGACGGTGCCTGCCAGCAGATCGCCGAGGACATCGCCTCCGAGAGTGGCCAGTGGCTGTATCAGTTCGAGCTGTTCTGGCCCCGGCCGCTCCCCTACCGCAAGGGCGACCGCGTCGCCCTCACTAATCTGCCGGCCGACATGCCGGACATGACTGCGATCATCACCCGCGTGCGGACCCGGTTCAGCGTCGCCGACGCGTCATGGACGCACGATATCTCCCTGGAGGCGTGGGCAGATCAATGAGTCGGCTACTTGGAGCGGAGAAGATCGTGTCTGATCCGCTGGCAGTCCGTGTCGGTGGCAGCGATAATACGGCCTTCGGTCGCGGCGGCGAGCGCCGGGCACGGTCAAAACGCCCAGCTCATAGCCCACCATCCTTCACGCACGAACGTGACTTCGCCGCCGATTACATCTACGTCACACGTTCGATAGCCAGCCTCAAGCCAAGCCCAGCTCTGCCGGCCCTTCCGATGGTCGTTCGCCCACCACGCCGGGTACCTGCGCGCACTCGGTGGCAGTGTGTCACTGATGATGGCCTCGATCTCTTGGAAAGAAGCACGCCAGCGAGGAGTCTTCATCGCCCGGAGATGACGGTTCAAGGGCTCGTACTTCGTCATGAGTGTCTCCTTCGCCGGATATGCGCCACCCATTATACCATGACCGCAGCGGGCGAAGTCGAGTACCTCGTAGAGGCACCTATATGAGCGCGCGCCTGGCCAAGGTGATCCGCCGCATCCTGGCCGGCCCAGACCAGGCCGGACTGGCGCAGGTCGTTGCTATCACCCGGCCAGGCGAACTGCGGCTAGAGAGCCGCTCGGAGCGGGTGCTGGTGGCCGGCACCCATTCGCCTGTGGTGGGCGAGATGATTCCCTGGGCGCGGGTGGACCCAGGGCTGCTAGTCGCTAGCAAGCACATTCCCCTGCGGCCCGAGGTGCTCTTCGCCTTCGCGGCGGTCGGCAAGCAGTGGGAGCAGGTGCAGGTCAACCAGAACTCGGGCAACCTCGGGGTGATGGCGGTCCATCGCGACTCCTCCGGCCGGCACTGGGTTAAGGTGCGCCGGTCCACGCCGGCCTACTACAGCCAGGAGGCCGATGACTTCCTCACACCGGACTGGACGTATCGCGGGACCGGGCTGGGCGCGAACAGCGAGATCGGCGACCGCGCCAGCCAGATCGGGGACGGGGACAGCTTCGTGGAGGTAGGTCAGGCCGGCTTCATTCCCCTGGGGGTGCGCCGCATCACCATCGATCCCGACACCGGCGGGCTCAGCTACGGCTCGATGGTCTCGCTGCCGGACAAGCCTGAGGGCCAGCCCTATGCCTCGTCCATTTGCAAAGACGCGGATGGCTACTACCACGTGGCGGCGACCATCCCCTGGCCCTATGTGACTGAGCCGCCGAAGTGGCAGGAGGTGTGCTGGCGGAGTAACTCGCCAAACAGCATCGCCGCCTGGACCCGCAACCTCTACGTGGTGCACGAGATGCCCCCCGATAACTGGAAGCTGCCGCTGCTGCTGCCAGTGGGCGAGCAGGTGGCGTGCCTGCGCTGGTCTCGCGCCCAGATCGACGAGGAGGTCTACGACGACATTCGCTATCGCCTGTGGAGCGGCGGCTGGGGCGGGGAGGTGGACCCTGGGTTCGACGGCGATGTGATCGACGGCGTTGGCGGACCCGACCTGCACATCACCTACCAGGCGGCGGAGGGCGGGCACGTCTGGCGCCAGGCCGCCCTCTTGGGCGCCGCCTTAAGCTGGAAGACCCCGGTCACTCTGCTGGCCTCCGAGACCGGCGCGCTGGGCGCGCTGCACCGCAACTACGCCGAAGGCTCCGCGCCGGTGGCGGCCTGGGTCTCTAACGCAGACCAGGACTTCTGGCGCTACGGGCTGCCGCCGGGCGATGAGGCGGAGGATGTAGAGTCGCCTGACCCGCTTTCCTACGCCATCACCAACGGGGGCCTGCAGGCCGGCGGCGAATCGCAGGCGGCCAGCCGGGATGGATTCGCCGCCTTCATCCAGTACCGCACGATCTACGCCGCCCGCATCGTGGAGGCCGACTGATGACCGCCGGCCGACTCTACCGGGCGATCCGCAGGTTGGGCCGGAGAGGATCGCCGGCCGCCATCGGAGTGGTGCTGGGTATGGCCGGCCCGAACCGCTACCGCGTGCGCATCGGGGAAGCGAACTATGACGTGCCGGCCGTCGGCGGCGCGTCCGCGCAGACCGGCCAGTCCGTGGCCGTGCTGATCAACACCGAGACCGGGCAGCCCATCGGGCTGCTAGGCGCAGTGAAGCCGTAGGCGTGAATGAAGCAACAGGAGGACGATATGCCGGTCTACCACGAGCAGGTGACGGTCGAGGGAGTGAGCACCGAGGTGGGCGGCGAGGTGGTGCTGCCGCCCAGGGACCTGGGCACGATGCCGCTGCGCACCATCACGGTGGAGTGCGCGGCGGGCGAGGACAAGGCCGGGCTAGCGGCTGCGAGCATCGAACTCGCGCCCACGCAGGGCGGCCCCTGGATCGCGGAGGACCTGTCGCAGAGCGACATTCCGACGCTCGGGGCCGGCGAGGCCGCGAGCTACCGCATGAACTGCGCCGATCGCTGGCTGCGCGTGCTGGCCCAGGGCGCTGTTGCCGAGGAGAAGACGACTGACGTGACCGTGTACATCGACGCCGTCGGCTGAGGGGGCGCATCTGAGAATCCCGCTGGGAGACTGACATGCCTGAGAAGGTGCTGGAGTACGGACTGGCCGGCCTGGTGATGGCGGGGACATTCTACCTGGTGGTGCAGCCGCTGGTGCGGGGCGTGCTCGGCCAGCTCGAGCGCGCCCAGGAGGAGATCAGCGCGCAGCGCGAGGAGCGCATGCAGGTGTGCGCGCGCCACCACGAGTTCCACCGGGCCATGCAGGAGGCGATGCAGGGCCTGCTTCGTTCCGTGGACGCGCTCGTGCGCAGGGCGAATGGAGGCGGACGATGCGGCCCATAGATATGGTGATCATCCACCAGACCGGGACCGCGACCGGCACCGTCGAGTCGGTCCGCCGCTACCACATGCAGATCCTTGGCTGGTCTGATATTGGCTATCACTACCTAATCACCCGTGATGGTGAGGTGCACAAGGGCCGGCCGAACAGTCAGGTCGGCGCGCACTGCAAGGGCGACAACGCCACCAGCCTCGGGGTGTGCTGCGTGGGGAAGGGCGACGCGCTGCCGGTGGGGGCGGGCTACATGAAGCAGGTGATGTGGGACAGCCTCCTCGTGCTCGTACGGCAACTGATCTCTGCCTATCACATCCCGATCGGCCGCGTTGTTGGACATAGGGAGCGGCCGTCCGGGCAGGAGCAGGGTAAGACTTGCCCGGGCTTCGACGTGGCTATCATCCGCAGCCTGCTGCGCGACCGCGGGTAGGTCCACCAGGCGGCATCCGCTCTCCCTGGCCTCGCCGCGGCGCCCTCATAGGCCCTCATCCACCCCTTCCTCTCCCCTGGGGCGCGCCGGCCCGGTTCTCACCTGGGCCGGCGCGCCGCCGTTCCTCGCCCTGGACGGCGCCACGTTCGCCCACGCGCCCCACAGATTCTTCTTGACTCACGGCGCGGTTCGAGGCATGAACATGGTGGATTACCAAACGCCTGCCAGCAGAGCAGGCAAGCGACCGGAGGCAGGGGTGAAGCAGACCCAGACAGCAAGCGGGAAGGCAGAGGGATACACCTGGGGCGTCGAGATCGAGTGCTTCCTGCCCGACCAGGTGGTCAGGGACGTGGGCATCTACATCGGCGCCTACCACCACGGCTACCCGCTGCCGTCGCCCTTCCCGCAGGGATGGACGGCGGAGCGAGACGGCAGCCTTCACACTGACCGGCGGGGCTACGTCCCCGTCGAGATCGTGAGCCCCATCCTGCGGGGCCGGGCCGGGATCGAGCAGGTCAAGCAGGTCGCCCAGACGCTCAAGGGCCTGGGGGCGGTGGTCAATCCGCTCTGCGGATTCCATGTCCACATCGGTGCGGCGAGCGTCGCCGGCCCGGGGTTCGCTGCGATCGCCGAGTGGGTCGCAAAGCTGCTGTACCATGTGGCGATGCACGAGACGGCGCTGTACGCATCCACCGGCACGCACAGCCGGGAGAACGGGCGCTTCGCCCGCAGCATCAAGGAGCAGAAGCGGACCGCCGACAGAGTGCGTCGCGCGCCGGATGCCCGCAAGCGCGATGCCCTCGAGGATGAGATCCACTGGCTGGATCGCTACCGCACCCTCAACCTCAGGAACCTGTTCAGACCCAAGGCGACAGTCGAGTTCCGGGTGTTCGCAGGGACGGTCGAGTGGGCGAAGATGGTCGGCCACATCTGCACCTGCCTCGCCCTGGCCGAGCGGGCCACCGAGCCGGCGAAGATGGACTGGGACGGGCTGGCGAGCCAGCGCACCTACAAGGTGCGGGGGCGGGGCCTGCGGGAGCTGAACCGGTTCTTCTACCTGACGGGCTGGACGCTGGGCCGCCGGGATGTCGGCAAGCCGCAGGTCGAGATGGCCGGCTGGATTGCTGACCTGGCTGACCTGAAGCCGGTGATGCGCGAGCTGCGGCGGCTGGCGCGGAAGTACGACGGGGCCGGAGCCGAGGGAAGGGACTGAGATGTGCGGAGTCTTCGGCTTTATCGGCGCTTACCGGGCCCAGGAGCGCGACTTGGTGGCCGGCCTCATGATGAAGCTGGCGCTGGCCCACCAGGAGCGGGGCAAGGATGCCAGCGGCTATGCGGCGCTGACGGCCGGCGGCGAGCTGCTGTGGGACAAGCAGCCCATGCCGGCGCGGCGGTTCTTCACCGCCCAGAGCTTCACCCCTATCTTCCGTCGGCGCTTGTTGGCCATGGTCGGCCACACCCGCCGCGCCACGGCCGGCGCGCCGGCCGTCAATGCGAACAACCATCCACACCTGGCCGGCGACTGGGCAGTGGTGCACAATGGCCACCTCCACGGCCACCGGACGATCGCCCTGACTCACGGCCTGCGCCTGACCTCGGAGTGCGATTCGGAGCTGCTCGCGCGGGCACTCGCCCACTACGGGGAGATCGACGGCCCGGTACTCTGCCTGGGCATGGGCGGGAGCCAGTCGGTGCTCGCGATCAACCGGCGGCCTCGTCATCTGGTGGCATGGACAAACGGCGGGCAGCCGCTGGTGGCATTCCGGGCCGAGGGCCTGCCGGGCCTGTGGTGGGCATCGACTAGGGAGATCGCGGCGCGGGCGGTGGATGCGGTCGGGCTGTGCGCCCGCTACGCGGCGGCCCGGCCGCACCGGGTGTATCGACTCGCGGTGTCCGAGGGGCGGGTGGCGGAGATCGCCGATCCCGGCGAGCCGTAGGCGGCGAACTTCGAGTGTGGGTTCTCGGCCAATTGCAGGCAATGTGATGATGACTCAGCCGGACCTCAGAGAGGAGCACGCGAGATGAACGACCGGAAGATGGAGCGCACCCTGCTGGAGCTCTTCGAGGACATCGCCGGTGACGAGGACGTGCAGGCCGACCTGGGCCAGCCGGCCCTCGCGAATGCCCGCGTAAGAACCTTCGAGGAGGCGGGAATCCTGACCCGCGACCGTGGCATCGTCCTCACCCTGGAGGACGGCAGCGAGTTCGAGATCACTATCACCCAGACCGTCTGCCTCGAGGGCGACGACGGCGAGGACGAGGAGGAGGCCAACTGAGATGACGAGTGCAGAGGCAAAGGAGCGCGTCGGGCGGCATCTGCTCAGCAGGGGGTACAGCCGGAAGGACGGGCAGAAGCACACCTACTACGTCCACCCCGACGGGGAGAGGCGGTATATGCTCACCAGCCGCACGATCAAGCCGCAGAAGCGCTTCGACTGGGGCTGGGCGAACGTTGGACGGGCCGCCTCGCTGATTGACGTGGCGAAGAGGCTGGGAGAGTGAGGGGGCGGAGCCGATGGGCAGCAACAACCACGGCGAAGATAAGCGGCAACGCCGTGGGGCACTCTGGCGGCGCACTCGGGAGGCCATCTACAAGGCCGTCAATGCGATATTCAAGCCGCCTCCGCCGGATGTCATCGAGAAGATAGAGGACGTCCTTGGGAGAGCGGAACCCGACTGGAAAAGAGAGGAAGAAGAATGCCAAGACGAAGCCAACGAGAAGCCGTAGCGGAGCGGGCCGAAGCCTGCCTGGAGGAGCAGCGCCAGCGGCGGCGGGAAGCGGCGCAACGTGGCGCACAGACGCGCCGACAACGCCGCGAAGCCCAGGCAGCCGAGGCACAGCCCCAGGCGGGGGCCGAAAGCCGCACACAGGGGCGCGTGGCGCGCCGTTCGCGGCCTCGTGTACATGCTGACCTCGTGACGGTGGCGATTCGCGGCCCCTTCGCCGAGAGGATGCGGGTGCTATCCGAAAGCACCGGAATGAGCCTGGCCCGGCTGCTCAAGGACGCCCTCCTCGTCTACGAGCGGGACGTTGAGGCGGGCTATGAGCCGGGGACAAGCCTGCGGCAGTGGGAGGAGCAAACTGCCAGTGGTGGAGAGCAGGCGCGCGATTCCTGAAAGCGCTCGCTCTTATTCGGCAGCTTTGGCAGCGGCTACCGCCTCAAGCTCCGGGATCAGCTCGTCCGCAAGCCGCACCGCATCTTGCATCGCCCGGGCCGCACTCGTCAGCGCGTCAGCACTCTGCTGCGGCAGGACCTGGCTCATCCAGCACGCTGCACGGACGCTGTCGACGGCTACCTTCCCGCGGACATAGGCAGTCACGACCTTGACCGCGAGGCTCTGAGGAAGAAGAGCAAGCTGCGACCCCACCCCGTCATACACCGCGAAGTAATGCTCTTGGGCACTCCAGAACACCGGCCGCGACATGGGCACATACACTGCTCCGCCGCCATTGATCGGAAGCCCTTGCAGTAACTCGCGGCCCCGGTCTCGCAAAGCCCGCCGCTCGGCGCAGAGCGCTGACGCGAGCCGGCGTCTCTGATCCTCCACCTCTCGCCGCTCGCGCGACCGCTCCGTGTGCCACGACAGGAACCAGCCTACCACGACACCCAACAGACCAAACAGCCCGCTCACTGCTGCCGTAAGCATCACAACCGCCTCACCCTCCCACCTCATACACCTTCAGCACCTCGTCCCCGTAGTGGTTGATGACTTTGATGGCGATCTTGCCGGTTTCGGGTGGGTCGAAGGGGCGGGAGGTGGTGGAGTAGAGGGTGGCCCAGGCGGCCTCGTCTATCTCGGCCTTCAGGGCGCGCTTGAGCTTCTCATAGGGTTCGTCCGCGCCGCAGAAGTAGGCGTGGCGGACGAAGAAGGACTCGCCGTCGTAGTTGGTGTCAATGAACCAGCAGGCGATGTCGTCGGTCGAGTGGCTGCGAATCTGGCCGGTGGTCGGGTCATAGACATCCACGCCCTTGATTTCCACGACCACCTTGCCGTCGCCGTCTCGCCTGATCTCGATGTCCGGCTCGCCGAAGACCATGAAGAGGTTGGCCGCGCCCGTGCGCTTGAGGAACTCATCGCCCATCGCCAGGTCTGCATTGATGCGCACCAGGAGCACAGGCAACTTCCCGTATTGCTTGGCAGCCTCGGCGACGGCGAACTCGTCCCGCCTCTTCAGCGTCTCGGGGCTGAATTGCCGCGCTGCCTCTCCCGCATGAGGGTCAAAAGCGAAGCCACACACCAGCAGCAGGTCAAACCCGACTCCCTGCAGGGCCTCCTTTGCTGCTTCCTTGACCAGGTCCGGCCCGACCGTGCCGTGCTCGGGGCCGATGCAGACAGCGACGCGCTTCGGCTTGCCCCCCTCCGTGTAGTCGCCAGCGGCCTGGAGATAGAGGCCAGGATATGCCTCCAGCCGCTCGAACTTGAGGCGCTCCTGCTTCACCATATTCTGCACGCCGGCTTTGCGCAGGTTTTCGATGATCATGGTCTCGAACTGGCCGGGGCCGGCGGCAGTCTGCGCCTCGGCCTCGGAAGCCGGGCGCTCGTCATCGGTGGAGAGGACGCGGTGGGGAGACAGACTCTCCACCGTGAACGGCCCACTTACGCGAATGCGCTTGTTGTCCTCATACGGCTGGTCGTAGAGGAGTTCGGTGTCGGCGTGGCGGGCGATGGAGTCGTCTAGTTCCTTCTGGCGCTGGCGGCGCAGCGCCCACCACTCCTTGAGCAGATTCTCCGCCTCTGAGCCAGGCTTGATCCCGACCGCCTCAAGGTTCTTGCGGGTCCTCCCCTGTTCCTCGGGGGTCATGTACTCCGAGGGCAGGCGCGGTATCTCCCACTCTTCCCAGTTCTGCTTGACAGCCTTGTTCAGCCTGGCCCGGATCGGCTCCAGTCTCTCCTGCCAGCGGGCGTGAATCTCGTCTATCTCCTCGTTGTTGGCGATGCTCTTGAGGGTGATGTGCGGCACGCGCTTGTAAACGAACCCCTTGCGGATGTCTCCCTCTGTCTGCGGCAGCGGACTGGGCGGCACGCGCCCCGTGATCTCGGCCTCCTTCATGATTCCTTCGGGAGAGTCTGCCAGCAGGTAGTAGGGATAGCGGGCGGACATCAGGCGGGTGCGGGCGAGGGTCAATGCGACGCGGCTGGTGTCAATCGTGATCCAGCGCCGGCCCCATTGCTCGGCCACGAAGGCGGTAGTCCCAGAGCCGCAGGTGGGGTCGAGGACGAGGTCGCCGGGGTCGGTGGCCATAAGGATGCACCGCTCCACGACCTTCGTGGCAGTCTGCACAACGAACACCATGTCAGACGCGCCGATGGTGTCGACCCAGAGATTGGTCAGGTCCTGCACGGGGAAGTCAGATGCATACTGTATGTAGCGTGGAATTCGCCGCGTGTCCAGTAGCCGATCAGCCGCGATCAGCCTGTGCATGCCCTCTACATGCGTGCGCCAGCTCTTGGGCTGCGCTGGGATCACGCGGCCCCGGAACTCGAAGTCGTAGGTGCAGGACTCAGTATACCCGGATGACTTGAGGTCGCTGCTTGTGTAGAACCTAAGATTCTCCACGCCGGACTCTGGAGCGCGATCGCCGCCCACACCCTCCTCAGTATGGGCGGTCCGGTAGAGAGTCCCCTCTCCCACATCCTTGGGCATGAAGAGCCCATGGTACTTGTACATAGGACGATCCTTCGCGTACCAGAGAAGGGTGTCGTAGATCGCGCCGAGACCGGCCGAGCCGAGTGGCAGGGTTTTCCGGAATGCAATCTGGCATACAAAGTTATCACTCCCGAACACCTCATCTAACACGCAGCGTACCACGTGGACATTCTCGTCGCCGATCTGCACGAATATGGAGCCAGTCTCGGTGAGGAGGTCGCGGGCGACCTGGAGACGGTCCCGCCAGTAGGCGAGGTAGGAGTGGATGCCCAGTTTCCAGGTGTCCCGGAAGGCCCGAATCTGTTCCGGTTCGCGGGTGGCGTCTTCAACCTTGCCGTCTTTCACATCCCGTTTGCGCGTGCTCACCTGCCAGTTCGAGCCGAACTTGATGCCATAGGGCGGGTCCATATAGATCATCTGGACCTTGCCCTTGAGGCCCTCTTTCTCGGCAAGGGAGGTCATCACCAGCAGCGAGTCGCCCAGGATCATGCGGTTCGCCCAGTTCTGCTGGTGCTGGTAGAACTCGACCTTCTTCTCGAAGTCATCCAGCCCGTTGAAATCGTCGAAAAGCCTCAGCTCAGGCTCCTGCTCACCGGCCCGCGCGGTTTGGCGCAGATTCTCGATCAGCGCCTGGGGATGGATCTTCTCCTGGATGTAGATGGGAACCGCGGGCACCTCCAGGGGATGGCTGTCCTGCTCGTCCTTGCCTTTCCAGACCAGTTGGGGATCGAGCGACGGATCGCGAGGGTAGAGAATGGTCTTCGGCGCCTTCTCCTCTTCGGCCACGAAATCGCGCAGTTCCGTGGTGGGGATGTTGGTGCGCTTGTCCTTGTGGCGGACGGACTCGACGGGTGTGTGCGAGCCCCGGTTCCTGCTCTTGCGGGCCAT